GACTCAATGGTCTGAAGTAACAGTTGTAACTACAACTGATGGTGGAGATTTCGATATTGGAACTGGTACAAGATATGCAAGAGTAAGACAATATGGAACAAATGGATTAATAAGTTCATATAGTAGTACGTTAACATTTACTGTATCGTAAAAAATTATCGTTTTATAAAAAACTATATATTTATATATATAAACAAAAACCATAATTAAAATAGAGAAAAATGGCAAAACCAATTAAGTTTACAAAAGAAGAAGTTTCACAAATAAATCAATTAAGACAAGATGTTGCTGAAGTATTTACAAAACTTGGTCAAATTCAAATTGAAAAGAAAAGAAGAATAGAAGAAGTTACACAAGTTGAAGATGAATTGTTAAAAAAACATTCAAACTTAGTTCAACTAGAACAAGATATTTTTAAGGGGTTAAATGAAAAATATGGAGATGGTAATTACGACCCAACTACCAATTCATTTATACCAACTGAAATAAAAGAAGAAGAATCTGAAACTAAAGATATTAAAAAATAATCTTTACTACAAGATATTAATACTTATATAAGAGTATTATTATACAAAAAACATAACAAGGAGTAAAATAAAATGGCAGAAAAAATTGTATCACCTGGGGTATTTACGAGAGAAAACGACCTTTCTTTCTTATCACAAGGGATTGGTGAAATCGGAGCAGCTATTATAGGACCTTTTCACAAAGGACCAGCATTCGTACCAACCGTTGTTAACACCCAATCGGAATTTGAAGAAATATTCGGCACACCTGATGGTTCATACTATACAGGATATACCGTACAAAACTATCTAAGAGAAGCAGGAACAGTAACTATTGTTCGTGTTGGTAACGTAGATGGGCAAACTCATAATGAACCTTTCTTAATCGCAATTAGCGGCTCTGATGGGGGAACTGAAATAGTTGGAGTTCTTAATGCAACTCATAATGGAGATGAAAGTGTTGGATTTCCAACATCATCTAACGTTATAGAATCAAATGCAAGTGCATCAGTATTCTCAATCAGCGGTTCACAAATAGGAGCTGGTATATCAGCATCTGTACTACCAAGTGCAGGAAATGATTTATCAGATGTATTTGGAAGTAACCCAAGAGGTTCAAAAAATGGATATGCTTACAAATACTTTGAAAAAGCAGCAACAGACCAAACAACTTACATGTCAGATAGTGGTTCACAAGTAGTATCAATTAAAGGTGCAACTCAATCATTCTCTGGAAGTAATGGAGATGGTTCTATTTCACATGCAGAAACTCCTTATATACAATCACAATTAATTTCTGGTGAAAGACATAATTTATTTAGATTTGCTACTTTAGGTGATGGTGCTAATTACAATAAAGAATACAAAATAGGTATCTTTAATGTAAAAGCAGCTGGTTCATCAAATGCAACTGATTATGCAACTTTCTCAATTTCAGTTAGAAAACATGGTGATACTAATAAAAGAACTAATGTTCTTGAAACATTTGCTAATGTAAATTTAGACCCCGCATCACCAAATTATATCAAGAAAAGAATTGGTGATAGAAACATATCAATTGATGCAAATGGAAAACAAACTGAAAATGGTGATTATAGAAACTATTCAAAATTTGTTAGAGTAGAATGTGTAGAAGAGGGATTATTCCCAATAACTGCGGCACCATTTGGACATGGAGCATATACAAACCCAATTTATGTTGGAGCTGCTGGAACTGAATCTATGATACCTGCGGTAATATTTGCAACAGGTTCAGAAAATAACAATGGTTCCAAATCAGCTGAGTATAGTGGTATTGATTTAGAATCTGCAGTTGTTAAAATTGACAACAATAATTACTTAGCACCAATACCTAATAATGCATCAGTAGGTGGTAACACTTCTTTCTCATTCGATGGAGCAATAAATGCAATCGTAGGTGGTGTAGTTGCAAGTAAAAACTTTGCATATACATTATCAACATCTGATACTGCTACAATAATTAACAAGAGACAATTTATCGTAGGATTCCAAGGTGGATTTGATGGAGTATCAGCAACAGTTAAAAAAGCTAAATATGGCGATTCTGATTGGGGTGCTGGAAACTCGCAAGGATTTAATTTACAGAATTCAACTGCAAAAGGTTCAGTTGCATATGTAAAAGCAATAAACTCAGTATCTAATCCAGATGATTTCGATATCAACTTAGTATCTGCACCAGGTGTAGTTAGAAGATTACATTCTTATGTATTTGATAAAGTAGTTGATATGGTAGAAGCAAGAGAAGATGCATTCTTTATTGGAGATGCTAACGATGGTGCAGATACTATCGCTGAAGCAATTTCACAAGGTGAGGCAGTTGATTCTAACTATGTTGGTACTTATTACCCATGGGTTAAAACAATCGACAGAAACACTAATAAATTAACCGCAGTTCCACCATCAGTATTGATGCCAGGAATATATGCAGCAAATGATGCTATCGCAGCAGAATGGTTTGCACCTGCAGGTTTAAACAGAGGTGGTATCGTAGGAGCCGTTTCTGTACTGAATAGATTAACACACGCTGAAAGAGATTCTTTATATGAAGGAAAAATTAATCCAATCGCTCAATTTCCAGGAGAGGGTATTGTAGCATTTGGACAAAAAACTTTACAAGATAAAGCATCAGCACTTGATAGAATCAACGTAAGAAGATTAATGATTAAAGTTAAGAAGTATATCGCTTCAACTTCAAGATACTTAGTATTCGAACAAAATACTTCTCAAACAAGAAGTAGATTCTTAAATACTGTTAATCCTTATTTAGAAGGAATACAACAAAGACAAGGATTGTATGCTTTTAGAGTGGTGATGGATGAAAGTAATAACACACCAGATGTAATCGACAGAAATATATTGGCTGGACAGATTTTCTTACAACCAACAAAAACTGCTGAATTTATCGTGTTAGATTTCAATATTTTACCAACTGGAGCATCATTCTCAGCATAAATTAATTAAAAATAAAAAAGAACTATATTTATAGTAGAATATAATTAGGAGAAACAACAAAATGGCAGAAGTATTAGAATTTAACGAAATGTTTTATACCAACTTCGAACCGAAGATGAAGAATAGATTCATCATGGAAATCGATGGTATCCCTTCATATCTTATAAAAACAGCAAACAGACCTTCAATTCAATTTGAAACTGTTACACTAGACCACATTAACGTTAAAAGAAAACTTAAAGGAAAAGGTGAATGGCAAGATGTAGAAATTACTCTATATGACCCAATCGTTCCTAGTGGAGCTCAAGCGGTAATGGAATGGGTGAGATTATCTCACGAATCTCTAACTGGTAGAGATGGATATGCAGATTTCTATAAAAAAGATATCCAATGTTACCTATTAGGACCAGTTGGTGATAAAATTGAACAATGGACTCTTAAAGGTGCATTTATTAATAATGCAGTATTTAATGATTTAGATTGGGCAAATTCAACTGACCCAGTCGAGATTTCATTAACATTATCTTATGATTACGCAGTTTTAGAATTCTAATACATATTCAACATATTTTTATAAAGGAAAAAGTTCTCTTAGTGAGAACTTTTTTTATGTCTTTATTCCAACTTTTTAAAAGTTATATATTTATATACAAACAAATAAATTAAATGTTATGGCAAATTATGATTTTCCTACGGAAATAATAGATTTACCTTCAAAAGGTAAATGTTACGAAGAATCAAACCCATTATCAAAGGGTAGTGTTGAAATCAAGTATATGACAGCAAAAGAAGAAGATATACTTGCATCACAAAATTTGATAAGGAAGGGGGTGGTACTTGACAAACTCTTCGAATCAATTGTGGTTCAAAAAGATATTAAAGTTGATGATATTTTAATCGGTGATAAGAATGCTATTTTATTAGCAACTCGTATTTTAGGATATGGTAAAGATTATAATGTAGAGGTGATAGACCCTTTTACAGGTGAAAAACAAAAAACAGTAATAGACTTATCAAAAGTACAAATCAAAGAATCAAACAATGAATTGTTCAATCATAATAATAGATATGAATTTGAATTACCTATTGCAAAAAAGAAACTTATTTTTAAGTTATTAACTCATAAGGATGAAAAAGATATTTCAGCCGAAATACAAGCACTACAAAGAATACAAAAAGGAGAATCTGTTTCTCAAGATATCACTACTCGTTTAAGATATATGATTCAAGAAGTTGATGGAAATAGTGATACAGGATTCATTAATAACTTTGTAAAAAATAATTTATTAGCTAGAGATTCAAGAAGTTTAAGAAATTATGTAAAAGATTTATCTCCAGATTTGGATTTAACATATCAGTTTACTTCTGATATAACAGGTGAAAAGGAGGCACTTGATATACCTTTAGGTGCCGGGTTTTTTTACCCTACCGAATGATTACTCGATTCAACTTCATAATCAGATTTGGGAAATGGTTAACTATGGTAATGGATTTACTTGGTCAGAAGTTTATACCATGCCAATACATTGGAGAAGGTTCTATTTCAAGAA